CTAAATCTGTAGGAATCCAGCCTACCAACGAAAATTCAGAAGTTAAATTTGGAGTTATTGATATAGATCCAAATAATTATGATAACTTCGACAGAAAATTTTTTATAGACAAAATTCAAGAATTTAAATTACCTTTAATCCCTATTGAGTCTAAGAGTGGAGGGCTTCATCTTTTTATTTTTATGAAGGATTTTATATCCGCGACTCTTCTAGTATCTTTCTTAAGTAATCTTCTTCCTCTTTTTAAACTAAAACCAGACACAGAAATTTTTCCCAAGCAAACCCAATTAACTAAAGACACAGAAACTGGAGAATTAAGACCAGGACAATTTATTAATTTACCTTATTATAAAAGAACAGAACGTAGAGCATTTAACGTTGATGGAACTTTTTTTACCTTCGAACAATTTATTGAAGTAGCAGAAGCTAACTTAGTGGGTAAAGATAGTTTAGACAATATAACAGAAGCTATTGATCGACAGATATATGAAGGAGCTGACGAAGATTTTAAAGACGGTCCTCCATGTCTCGCACATCTTTCTACCATTATGAAAGACCCTCTCTTTGATGGGAAAGATAGATTTATGTATAACTATCATGTCTTTGTTAAAATGAAATACGAGGACACATGGAAACAAAAAGTTAAGAATGCTCCAGTCAAATATTTTGCAGAACAACATGCAAATGCATGGGATGATAAATTATTAAACGCGAAAGTAAGATCATGGGCAAGATCTTTAAAAGGATACACATGTACACAGAGTCCGATTAGTGATCATTGTAAAAAAGGAATATGTGTTAAAAAAAGATTTGGAGTTTTAGCAGGATCAAAAGGAACGTATCCAGAATTAACTAATTTAAAAAAGATAGACTTGGAACCAGAACCAGAATTTGAATTTGATGTAATTAAATCAGATGGTATTAGCACGGCTACAGTTCATTGTAGAAGTGTAGAACATGTTAATGATCAACGTAAAAGAAGAAATGCAATCTCTAAAGCAGCAGGGTTTGCTCCTCCTATTATTAAAGGAGATGAAGATCAAACTGTTCTCGATGCATTGTGGAAGACACAAAAGATAGTCTCCCCTCCGATTGGTACAACTCCTAAAGAAAAATTACATGATGTTCTTCATGCTAAAATAAATGGAGCTAAAGCCACGAATGATGCCAGCTTTAAATCTGGTACTGTTTTAATTGAAGAAGGATATGCTTATTTTAAATTTGATAAATTCTATGACAAATTAAAATCTAAGAATTGGAAATACACGGAAGATAAAACAGGGAACATGATGATGAAAACTTATCAAGATTGTGACATAGAATTTATGGAACAAAAAAGATTCCCGAGCAAGACAAAGGGTAAATACAACACACCAACCAAAAACATAGTTAAAATTTCTATCAAAGAGTTTGATAATGTTCCGATTTATCATACCCGACTCAAGCACCAAAAGGATATCATATGATGAGAAAAATACTCGGGCCTCCGGGAACAGGGAAAACAACTAAACTGTTAAAATATGTAAAAACATTTCTAAAGCTAGGAACTCCTCTGGAGAAAATAGGGTATTTTGCCTTTACTAAAAAGGCTGCAAATGAAGCAAAAAATAGAATGTTGGACAGCTATCCTGACCTAACTTACAAGCATTTAAAACGTTTTCAAACATTACACTCTCTAGCTTTTGAAAGATTGGGTATGAAAAAAAGTGAAGTGATGCAAGATGAACACTACGAAGACATAGGAAAAAAATTAGGAATAGAAGTTACAGTTTATAGTGATGGTCAAGAACGAACAGGATTTGTAGATTCAGACAGTGAATATTTTAATTTAATTAACGCAGCTAGAATAAAAGGTATTACCAGCGAAGAAGAATACAACAGCGATATGTATTCTCCAGACCTAGATAAAAATTTAATCCCTATTTTAGAAGATGAAATAAATAATTATAAAGATGCCTTTCAGTTGAAAGATTTTACCGACATGATTCATAAATTTATTATGGCGGAATTGTGTCCAAAATTTGACGTAGTTTTTATTGATGAAGCACAAGATTTATCCCCTATTCAATGGAAGATGTTTGAGATTATAAAAAAGAACGCAAAACATATGATATTAGCGGGTGATGACGACCAAGCTATTTATGCATGGGCTGGCGCAGACGTTAAAAGATTCCAAGATGAGAAGGCTAAAGAAATTGTTTTGCCACAATCTTACCGAGTACCACGTGATGTTCAACACATTGCGAACAATATTTTAGATAGAATACCAGATGAGAGGAGAATAAAAAAAGAATGGGAAGCAAGAGATGAACAAGGAAGTGTACATCATATAATGGCATTAGAAGATGTACCCCTCCATGAAGGGAAATGGTTAGTCCTTGCTCGTTATAATGATCGCCTTATTAAACTTAAACCACAGCTGATGGAATTAGGTATTTATTTTGAATACAAAGGACGCAAAAGTTATAAGGCTAGACTTTTTGCAGCCATACAAAATTTTACCAGATGGACCAATGGAGCCCAACTTTCTTTAACTGAATGTAAGGATTTATTTGAATATTTAGGTAAAGAATTCCCACAAAAAGAAGAACGCATGTATGATTTAAGAGAATTTGGATATAGCCATACGGATAGATGGTTCGATGTATTTGAAACTGAACATGAAGATAGTCTTTACATTAGAAATATGTTGTCTCAAGAAGAAAAACTAGACCAACCAGCTAGAGTTAATTTATCTACCATTCACTCTGCTAAAGGGGGTGAAGCTGATAACGTATTATTAATATTAGACAATACCAAAAACATTAGAGAAGCGATTGAAAGATCCCCTGATAAAAGTGATGAAGAAAACAGGATATGGTATGTAGGAGTAACGAGAACAAAACAGAACCTTTATATAATGGCAGCACGAAAGGAGAGTAATGGATATGACATCGAAAGTGTACACTAAACAGATAGGTGGCGCCCACTACAAGAAAATGAAAATTCAGCCTAGTGAGTTTGTGCATGAAAATAGAATGTTATTTGCAGAAGGTAATATAATAAAGTATATATGTAGACATCCGTATAAAGATGGAAAGCAGGACATATTGAAGGCAATACATTATTGTGAAATGATTATTGAACGAGATTACAAAGATCCAAACCCAATGGATAAACCTAATTTCTGGGGGATTTTAAAAAAATGAGAATCCCAAAATTTGAAGCACAAACTGAATGGGTTAAACCAACAGAGTTTCCAGACTTAAGACAAGTAGATGAAATAGCAATAGACTTAGAAACAAAAGATCCTGATCTTCTTAAGAAAGGATCTGGTTCAGTAATTGGTAATGGAGAAATCATTGGAGTTGCAGTAGCCACTTCATTCTATAAAGGATATTTTCCAATTGCTCATGAAGGGGGAGGAAACATGGATAAGAAACAAGTTTTCTCTTGGCTTAAAGATGTTTTAGAAGCTCCTTCCACAAAAATTTTTCACAATGCAATTTACGACGTCTGTTGGTTAAAGGCGTCAGGTTTTAAAATTAATGGGGACATTGTGTGTACTATGATTGCATCAGCTATTACTGATGAAAATAGATTTAGATATGATCTCAATAGTTTATCCTGGCATTACTTAGGTTATGGAAAGAATGAAAGAGCTTTAGCTGAAGCTGCAGAGGAATGGGGCATCGATCCTAAAGCAGAAATGTATAAACTACCTGCTATGCATGCAGGCTCTTACGCAGAACGAGATGCTGAGATTACTCTAGGCTTATGGCAAGAACTTAAAAAAGAAATTATTCATCAAGATCTAGAAGATATATTTGATTTAGAAACAGATCTATTTCCATGTCTTGTTGATATGAGATTCAAAGGAGTAAGAGTAGATGTAGAACGAGCTCATGCGATGAAAAAACAATTAATAGCAGAAGAAAGAGAACTTTTACATCAAATAAAAAGAGAAACTAATATTGATACTCAAATCTGGGCGGCACGATCGGTAGCTAACGTATTTGATATGTTAAAAATAGAATACCCGCGTACAGAAAAAACAGCTGCTCCTTCTTTTACTAAAAATTTTTTACAAGAACATTCACATCCGGTTGTTAGAATGATTGCTAAAGCTAGAGAAATTAACAAAGCTCATACTACATTTATTGATTCCATTTTAAGATATGAACATAAAGGTAGAATCCATGCAGAAATTAATCAATTAAGAAACGCAGGAGGGGGAACAGTTACAGGTAGATTCAGTTATCAGAATCCAAACCTACAGCAGATTCCCGCACGTAATAAGGATTTAGGACCTAAGATCAGATCATTATTTATTCCTGAAGAAGGATGTAAGTGGGGCTGCTTTGATTACTCACAGCAAGAGCCAAGACTCGTGGTGCATTACGCAGCACTATATAAATTACCATCCGTGTATGATGTTGTTGATGCTTACCAAGCAGATTCAAATTCAGATTTCCACCAGACGGTAGCAGACATGGCACAGATTCCTAGATCACAGGCCAAGACTATTAACTTAGGATTATTTTATGGAATGGGTAAAGCTAAACTTCAGGCAGAACTTGGAGTAACGAAAGATAAAGCTGCAGAATTATTTAATCAGTATCATGCTAAAGTTCCATTCGTTAAACAGCTTATGGAAAAAGCATCTAACAGAGCTCAGGATCGAGGACAGATTAGAACTTTACTGGGAAGATTATGTCGATTTCATTTATGGGAACCAAATAGTTTTGGTATGCATAAAGCCTTGTCACATGAAGAAGCACTCAAGGAACATGGACCGGGGATCAGGAGAGCTTATACTTATAAATCTTTAAACAAACTTATACAGGGTTCAGCAGCAGATATGACTAAAAAATCTATGTTAGAACTTTATAAGGCAGGTGTAGTTGCACATATTCAAATTCACGATGAGTTATGTGTCTCAATTAAAGACGATAATGAAGCCAAAAAAATCGTTGAGATTATGGAGAATGCTGTTACACTTGAAGTTCCCAATAAAGTAGACTATGAACATGGTAAAAATTGGGGAGATATCTATGACAAATAGAGGAGGAAACTATGGAAATGATTAAAGGAATATGGGCTGAAGCAAAAGCTCATAAGAAAATATCAATAGCAGTAGCTGTTGTGGTAGTCGTTTTGATTATCGCAGCATTCTAAGTGAGGTTTATGTTAAATGGCATATCTAAACGTGAATATTCCTGCGACTTATGCACAAGTAAGAAGGGAGTATCTATATGACCTTTCCGGACATGTGGGAGAGAGTGAAGACTGTATCATCTTTGGGATGGCATCGATTACAGGGCACGCTCTACTCTTTCATGCAATTATGGAAAATGGTGCTATCTTCTATCGTTTACCGATTAGTGCCTTCATACAGAGAGGCTTTGATGTCAAAAAAGTTCCTAGGACTCCACTGGACGAGTTGGAGCTTTGGAATTGCTTTAGTTACTATCCTGCTATTACTACTTACGATCTCTTAGCCAGCCAATCAGGGAAATATTATGGTAAAGATAAGAAATGGCATCATGGCCATTATCTTTTTACAGTTGACTGGGCTCACCCAGAGGGTAATATAGTCGACACGGATCATTCCGAAATTCCGCACGAACATAAGTGCGCTCACATTCTCGCCTTAGAGGATGGTAATTATGCAGCTCAACCTAACAACAGATTAATATGGAGTATTCCATCATTCACGGTTAAGGATGAAGTTCCTTCTGATTGGAAAGTTCAAACAAGAGAATGGAACGTGGAGAACACAAGAAAATGGAGAACGGATGATTCGGATAAATTTTTTTATGATATAGAGGAAACTAAAAATGAAAAATAAATGTACCCCAACAGAAGAAAAAGAAACTTGCAGTACGCATACCAAAGAAAAAGAAAAATCAGGTACATGTTGTCAAGAAAACGTAGACCAAGAAAAAGCAGAACAACAAACGTATGAATATCAACCTAATACAGGTGGTGAACTTGTGATTGATGATACCAACGAGTGTGAATGGTGTCAGTAATGAAGGGGAAGTATAGTGAGATACAATGCTTTAAAAATATTAAGAGCACGAAGACTGGCCCGCAAACAGGCACAGAGAGAAACTAGATGGATAAAATACCTCATATCTACTCTCATTATTGGATTACTATTCCTATTCACACATCTTTAAATTGTGGGGTAATTAGTGCATAATCACCCCTATGACATACATATGGCTGGTATGTTCATCTTTATTACGTTATATTTAGTTATGGATATTATATTTTAATGGCTGACAAATTAATGACATTACTGGTTGGACTACTCATCGCCTTGGGTGGCTGGAGTCTTTCGCGTACATTTGAGCTTTCAACTATTCAAGCTGTACATGAAGACAAAGTTCAAGTATTAAGAGAACAAGTTTTAAAACTAGAAGATCAGGTGGATAAGATGATGGATTCAGATGAAGACATTATGGAACAACATAAACAATTATTTAAAATTTTAGAAAAGGAAGATACTCCATCAGGGTATTCATATAACTAATGGCCAAGCAGAAACCCCTAAGAATTTCAGAAGAAGCCGCCGTTCAGATGCCGATGAAAACGGTTGCCTCTTTGATCGCCATGGTCGCGATCGGGACCTGGGCTTACTTCGGTATCATTGAGACTCAAAATCGTGTTACAACTCAATTAGAAATTATGTCTAAAGATTTAGATATGAACACAGAATTCAGGATAAAATGGCCCCGGGGCCAGATGGGCAGTTTGCCAGCAGACCAGGAGCAATTTATGATGATCGAGGATCTTTACAAGACCGTGGATCGTTTAAACAAAGCAATCGAAGATGGAATGCACAATAAGGTGAACATCGATTTTTTAACTAAGCAAATGAACAAAGTTCTTTCGGACATAGAAAAACTAAAAGACAA